AAGTATGCGGTATCTCTTCCAAAAGCCTTCAACATTTGATCCAAAGTAACTTATAAATGCTTCGAAAGGAGACTGAAGTATCATGAAACAAACCAAAAATTCTGGTGGTGGCCGTTCAGATCCTCCTGCACTAACTCCCGAAGCGAGACAAGCTCAGCTAATTGCAAAAGCAGAACGCTTAGCGGAGAAGAAACTAGAGGACGGTACGGCATCACCACAGATAATCGTACACTATTTACGATTGGCAACTGAACGGGAGAAGAAACAGAATGAAGCTCTTGAAGCTAAGATAGCTCTTGACAAAGCGAAAGTCCAACAGATTGAATCCATGGCGAAAATGGAGGAACTGTTCGGAGATGCAATGGCTATGTTCAAGGTTTATAGCGGAGCCAATGATGAGGAATACGTTGATGAGGACCTATAGTGAGCTTATACTGCTTCCAACGTTTGAAGAGAGATTCGAGTATCTGAAACTTGACAGCAAAGTAGGAGAAGCCACATTTGGCTTTGAGAGATATTTGAATCAGAATTTCTATCATTCCTATGAATGGAAGCGAATTAGACGAGACGTAATCCTCCGCGATAATGGCTGCGATTTAGGAGTCGAAGGATACGACATATTTGGACCGATAATCGTGCACCATATGAATCCAGTGACTTCGAACGACATAGTCTTAGCTACTAAAGAACTAATGAATCCTGAGTTTCTGATTTCTACAAGACTCGAAACTCATAACGCTCTTCACTTCGGTGATATTTCGTTACTAAATAACAGACCTATAGAAAGAAGACCGGGTGACACATGCCCGTGGAAGTGATATGAATATAAACATTTACAATCCATACGTACGAGAAGAGCTTTACCTCATGCATCACGGCATCTTCGGCCAACGCTGGGGTAAACGTAACGGCCCACCTTATCCACTTGGAGCATCAGATCATTCAGCATCTGAAAAGAAAGCTGGGTGGAGGAAGAGCCTGGCTGATAAACGAGAAGCCAAGTATTATAAGAAAATACTTATTAATTCTAAAAAAGAGTCCGAGCATGTTAATCGTGCCATAGATCAAAGTAGAAACGGTAATGATAATGGATACGATATCGAGATGGACAAAGCTAATAAATATGGTAAGAAGAAGTATCAGAACGAAAAGAAACTTAAATCTTTAGAGAATAAGCATGGCCCAATGAGCGACAAGACTAAAAACAAGTTCAAGTCTTTAGAAGATAAATTAGAAAATAAAGAATTAAAAGAAAGAGATCAATCCGAATTGGCGTTTCTTTCTAGGGTTGGCGAAAGCGGAGACTTTTCGGATAACGATTTAAAAAGATACGAGGGTTTCCAAAGAAAGATAGTCGACACTTCTATAGACTGGTATGAAGATAAACCTAAATCCGAAAGAGCAAAAGCATGGAAAAAAGAAAGAGATCAAGCTCTTAACAACGTTGAAAAAACTTTAGGAATGAAAGCGAAAGAGGCTTACAAAGAATATACAACTACTAGAGACAACGATCCTATGTGGAAGTTCGCAGGTATGGAGAGTAGAAAAGTAAAAGACCTTTATGAGGCATATAGTAAAGCTCATAAAGAAGAATGGACTGCTGAACGGGCGGTTAGAAACGCGTATGATAATAAACTTGTGGATGTTGTGCTTAAAGATCTTGGCCTTCCAGTTACGGATGAAAATCGCAAACATATTCTTGCTTCTCAAGTTCTATTCTGGGATTAAAAAACTAGGTGATTAATTATGCTATCCAACACAGCAACTCCTCGATACTACGGTAGATTTAGAGACAGAGTCATGCGAGGCGAGATTCCTGTTAATAAAGAAGTATCGATGGAGATGAACAGGATAGACGCCTTAATTGCCAATCCTAAAATCTACTACGATGACCAAGCAGTAGAAGGCTGGATCGCGTTTTGTGAGACTGAAATGACTCTCACGAACGGCGAAGACTTACATCTGCTTGATACATTTAAACTTTGGGGCGAACAGATCTTCGGCTGGTATTACTTTGAGCAGAGATCAGTTTACATCCCAGGTGAAAATGGCGGACCTGGCAGATACGTGAATAAATCTATTAAGTTCCGCCTCATTAATAAAGTATTTCTAATTATTGCTCGTTCTGCAGCAAAATCCCTTTTCATTTCGCTGATTCAAGCATACTTCCTCACAGTCGATACTTCTACAACTCATCAAGTGACTACAGCTCCTACGATGAAACAAGCAGAAGAGGTAATGTCGCCAATAAGAACCGCAATCGTTCGTTCTCGTGGCCCGTATTTCAAAATGCTGACGCTTGGCTCGATACACAACACAACAGGGTCGGCAGCTAATCAGGCGCATCTGGCATCTACAAAGAAGGGCATTGAGAACCGAATTACAGGTTCTCTGCTTGAGGTTCGTCCAATGTCGATTGACAAGCTTCAGGGGCTTAACACTAAAGTCGCTACTGTCGATGAGTGGCTTTCTGGTGATACTCGTGAGGACGTTATAGGTCCGCTTGAACAGGGTTGCGCTAAGAATAAAGATTACCTTATCATTTGTGCTTCCAGTGAAGGTACGGTACGAAATGGACCTGGTGATAACATTAAGATGGAAATCATGAGCATCCTTAGAGGTGAGTATGAGAATCCGCATGTTAGCATTTGGTACTATAAGCTCGACGATAAGAAAGAAGTAGCTAATCCGAGGATGTGGCTTAAGGCTAACCCGAATCTTGGAAGCACTGTTCAATATGAAACGTATCAGCAAGATGTTGATAAAGCTGAACACGTACCTTCTGTAATGAATGATATTTTAGCGAAACGATTTGGCATTCCATCAGAAGGATACACATACTTCTTTACCTATGAAGAAACTTTTACGCATCGAAAGAGAGAGTTTTGGCAGCTTCCATGCAGTATGGGTTGCGACTTGTCAAGAGGAGACGACTTCTGCGCGTTTACGTTCCTATTTCCTCTTGCAGGAGAAAAATTTGGCATAAAAGCAAGAAGCTACATTTCGTCCAGAACGCTTGATAAGCTTACACCAGCTATGAGACTTGAGTATCAAAAGTTCCTTGACGAAGGCACTCTTGTAGTCCTTGAAGGAACTATGCTCGATATGGATGATGTATACGACGATCTTGATAGGCATATTATCGATGCCGAATACGACGTTAGATGCATAGGTTTTGACCCATATAACGCGAAAGGTTTCATCAATAGGTGGGAAACTGAGAATGGACCTTTTGGCATCGAGAAGGTAATTCAGGGGGCTAAAACAGAATCGGTTCCTCTTGGCGAACTTAAGAAACTTGCAGCGGATAGGTGCCTCTTGTTCGATGAAGAGCTTATGAAATTCTGTATGGGAAACTGCATTACGATAGAAGACACAAATGGCAACAGGAAGCTCCTTAAGAAGCGAAACGATGAGAAGATTGATAACGTCGCTGCTATGATGGACGCACTTGTTGCATATAAACTTAATAAGGATTTGTTTGAATAGGTAACTAGCCATGAACATAAACATTTACAATCCATACGTACGAGAAGAGCTTTACCTAATGCATCACGGAATAGCCGGACAGAAGTGGGGTAAACGAAATGGTCCGCCGTATCCTCTAGCTGCAGGGGCTCACTCTGCTTCTGAAAAGAAAGCTGGTTGGAGACAAAGTCTTGCAGATAAACGAGACGAAAAGAAGCAATTCAACAACTATAAAAAATCTCTTATAAATGCAAGTATATCAGATAAGTATTACGACAGGGCAAAAGCTGCGGAGAGACTTGGGAATGACAAAAAGTATGAGAAGAATTTAAACAAGGCTCTTAAATACGATAAGAAGAGATTCGATGCCGCAGAAAAAGTGAGAGCTATAGAGGACAAACGTGGTATCTTGAACGAAGAAAAGTACGGAGGAGATCTTAAAAAGAAATACAGGCATGTCGAGCAGGATAAAGAAAAGAGACGTATTGATAATATCTACGAAAGAGCAGATAGAAGAAATAGACCTCTTACGGAGAAAGAACAGCAAAAACTTCGTGATGCTTATATAGCTCGTATGACTGACGATGAAGTGAAAAAAGTAGTAGATTGGGCAAAACGCTATGACCAAATAGAAAGGGAAGCTTCTGCATCTTGGGAAAAATACGACAAGGAATTCAATAGTGATCCAAAACGTAGAAAAATCACTGAAAGTTGGGATGGTGATGGTACTGAACTTTATAGAAAAATGCAGGAAATTATGCCCAATAAACGGGATCAAGCGATTCAAGATAAAGATTTGGAAGTATATTCAGAAGGGGATGCTCTTCTTAGAGGAATAGCTAATCGTATAACAAAAGGCGATAAAGAATATCGAGAACGAACCGTATTCACTCGCAGAGGTATCAAACACCCTGGTGGTTCTAATTCCCGTGAAGCATTAGGTGCTGTAGAAGACATTAGTAACAACGTTAGAAGTGATATTGCAAGAGCTAAAAGTGATGCTTGGAGTGACGTGAATCGCTTAATACCTGGCGTTTTAACATCGACAAAAGATCCAAATGGAAAACCATTAAGTAATAAACGTGATTTATCGTATATGAAACGAAACCCGTATGACGTTCAAGATAGCCTTGTAACTAGAAGATCAAAGAAAAACGGAATAAAAGAAAGTGATACTTATGCTGAAGAATACTCAAAACAATTTGATGAAGCTATAAGTTACATAAAGAATAATAAACATGTCCAATTAACCAAAAAAGGAGAGGAAGCATTAAAAAGAGCAGAGCTTAAGAAACCTGCATTTAATACTTCTAGTGGAACTTCTGAAAGTAGAATAGTGTCAAGGGTTAAACAAATGAAAGCTTCTGGAAAGACATATGCTCAAATAGCTGATGCTCTACAGATTTCTGAATCAAGTGTAGGAAATATTCTTAAAGGCAAATACAAATAAACGACAACTAAAAGGAGGTGATTTCTATGACCGACGTAATACTAGCATCGATAAAGAAAAAACTTGGAATTGTACAGGAGTATACCCATTTCGATGAAGAGATAATCATGGATATCAACTCCACGTTTGAAATACTGAACCAGCTTGGTGTAGGTCCAAAAGAACCGTTCATGATAACCGGTTATAACGAAGTCTGGAGCGACTTTATGACCACCGGAAAGATCGAAGCAGTAAAGACCTACATGGCGCTAAAGGTTCGGTTATACTTTGATCCACCTCAGTCATCGTATCTTATACATGAAATTGAAGATAGACTTGCAGAGCTTGAATTTCGTATGAACGTGGATGCGGAGAAGGATCTTCTTAAGCCACCGGATATGACTGAGATTTATATAGACGATTACGATGACGATTAAAAGAGGAAATTCAAAATGTACACTAGTATTTACAATCCATATGTGCCCCAGGAAGTGTTCCTAGCTCATCATGGCATCATGGGTCAACGCTGGGGTAAGAAAAACGGTCCACCGTATCCTTTATCTGCAGGAGCTCACTCTGCGTCCGAAAAGAAAGCTGGATGGAGGAAGAGTTTGGCCGCAGCTGGAAGAGGAACCATTAAAGTAGCAAAAGCTGTTGGTAAAGGGACTGTTAAAACGGCGAAGTTTGTTAATAAAGCTGCGGTTCGTATGGGAGTTAAGCCTAAAAAGTTAATGAGTGATGAAGAAATAGCATACTCCATTAACAGGCTTAAACAAGAGAAGGCTTTTAAAAGAGCTTTAAAAGGGAAATTTGTAAGCGTTGAAGAAGCTGAGAGAAATAAAGGCAAAGGCGCTGTTTCCCAGCTTATGGGAGCTATTGGAAAAGAGGTTATTATTCCGACAACAGTAGGAGCATTAAGGTATGCTCTCGCTACGAAACTTGCGGGAGAACATATAGAAGGCGAAAAGGTTATTAGTAAAGTCGAAACAATATTCGGCGGTGGAAAAGGCGTTGGATTCCGTAATGATTACTTTTATGATAAAAATGGCAATCCTAAATATCGTGAAAAACAAGGTAAAAAAGGCGGTAATGGCGGCGGAGGAGAAAAACAAGAAAAAAAGGGTGGCGGTAACGGTGGAGGAGAAAAACAAGAAAAACCTAAAGAATCTACTCCAAAGCAGGCGAGTGAACCGGCACCGAATAAAGAAACAGAATCCAAATCTTCTGAACCAACTTATACCACTAGAACTCAGCAGCTTAATGCAAGAGACGTTCTTGGTCCAATTAAAAACAGACAGGAATCTAAAACCATCATTTCGAATGCCAATCAGGCGTTCAATAAAATGTGGAAACAAGGATCTGGTTATACAACAGAAGCAAATAACTTAAACGGACACCTTTCGAATAAAGTTAGTTCTTTAAATAAACTAGTTGAAAGAACGTTTAAAGATGGAAATGCTGACGCCGTTTGGAAGAAGATGCAAGATGGGACATATTTACCAGATGATGAAACAAGAAAATTTAGATACGGAAGGTAATTAACGATGAACGTAAACATTTATAATCCATACGTACGAGAAGAGTTGGAACTATATCATCACGGGATTGCAGGACAAAGATGGGGAAGTAGAAACGGTCCACCGTATCCGTTGTCAGCCGGTGCTCATTCTGCATCTGAAAAGAAAGCTGGTTGGCGAAAGAGTTTATACAAAGATGGGAAAGAAACTCATTTCTCTAAGAAAGTTGAAAAATACGTTAGTAAATCTGAAAGAAAAGGTTTTAACGCTAGAAGAGGTCAGAAAGCTTTAAATCTTATTGAACGGCAGAAAGCTAAAGATACTTATCAGATGAGAAAAGCTGCTAACGGAGGAAACAAAGAAGCGGCCGATACTTATGCAAAGAGGATTAAGCAAGGAGAAGCTAAGACTAAAAGCATACTTTCGGATCTTAATAAGAAAGGGTACACGATTGGATCCGCTAAAGTAATGAGAGATGCTAATTATGGTAAGAAGCTTGCGGTTCGAACTTTAGTTGTAACTGGGCCGTTGTCAACTGCAGTTCTTATTGGGCAGGCGTATACTAGCGGAAACAAAGGCGCTGTATTAGGTAAACGCTATAAAGTAAGCAAGAAGAGTAATCCTGGTTTCCTTAGAAAAGAACGACAAGGAAGAAACTGGGATAACACAAACAATACGGTTGCTAATGAACTTAGCAAAACGTATGCTGCAATTGGCGGGGCTGGTTTCGTTAATCGTAGATCGAACTATAGACGTGTGAGGTAAATTTCAAAATGCCATACAGATTTACTGATAGAATAAGAAATGCATGGAACGCTTTTAAATCACGTGATCCTACAAGATTCCGTGAATATCCTACAAACAGCTCTTACGGTGTTAGACCTGACAGAAACATTACACATACGACTTCTGACAGATCAATTATTGAGATGATAAAGAATCGTATTGCTGTTGACGTTGCGCAGCTTGATGTTCGGCACGTTAAAGTTGATGACGAAGAGAACTATCTTGAAGATATTGCTGATTCGCAGCTTAACGAACTCTTCCATTATAGTGCAAACGTCGACCAAACCGGTAGAGCGTTTATGCAGGACGTAGTTCAATCCATGCTAGATGAAGGATACGTTGCCGCAGTACCTATCGATACTGATGTCGATCCAATGTTAACCGATTCTTACAACATATTATCCATGAGAGTCGGAAAGATCGTTAGGTGGCAACCGTATACCGTAACTGTTGAAGTGTACAACGAACGAAGAGGAATTAAAGAAGAGATAACTGTTCCTAAAGAGACTACAGTTATCGTTCAGAATCCTTTTTACGAGATAATGAACTCTCCAAATTCAACACTTCAGCGTCTTATTAGGACTCTTAGAAATCTAGATGTATTAAACGATCAGAATGCATCCGGAAAGATGGACCTAATTATTCAGCTTCCTTATTCTCTTAAGTCTCCGCTTAAACAGCAACAAGCTGAGACTAGGAGAAAGCAGATAGAGATGCAACTTGTAGGTTCTCAGTATGGTATTGCATATACCGATGCGGCGGAACGAATAACGCAGCTCAATAGGCCGATTGAAAACAACCTTTGGAAAGAAGCATCAGACCTAACAGCGATGCTCTATAATCAGCTTGGTCTTACTCAGAGTGTGTTTGACGGAACTGCCAGCAAAGATACTATGAATTACTATTACATAAGAACCGTCTATCCAATTCTTACTGCTATTACGGAAGAAATGCAACGAAAGTTTTTATCCAAAACTGCACGAACCCAGAAACAGAGAATCATCTTTAAGAAGGATCCGTTTATGTACACAGGTATGAACGAAATGGCTACTGTTGGACAGATCTTTGTGCAGAACGAAGTAATGTCTTCTAATGAGGTACGTTCTAAGATTGGCCTTGCTCCTCGTGATACTGAGAGAGCCAATGAGCTTCTTAATAAGAACATCAACAAAGTAGAAGATCCTACGAAGCTTCAACAAGGCACTGGAAACCGTGCTTTTGAAGACTCAGATAAAAATTTTCAGAGCGAGTTAACCGAAACTAACAATATTAAGGAGAACGACGATGGTTGAGCACTATGATTTTTGTGGATACGCTACCAAAAATGACGTTCTCTGTAACGATGGCAGAACCATTAGAAAGGATGCATTTAAAGATTGTGATGGAATGACAGTTCCTCTTGTATGGAATCACATTCACAATGATCCTGATATGGTTCTAGGTCACGCTATATTAGAGAATCGTGATGATGGCGTATTCATGTACGGCAAATTCAACGACACAGAAAAAGCTCAGAATTGCAAAAAGATTCTTGATAATAGAGACATCATGGGACTTTCCATTTACGCAAATGGGCTTAAACAAAAAGGCGGAAACGTTCTTCACGGTGCTATTAAAGAAGTCAGTCTCGTACTTGCGGGTGCTAATCCGGGTGCGTTGATTGACTTTTCTTTTGCTCATGGCGACGAAGCTGAAGATGAAATGTGGGCTTACCTTGTAGGTGACGAGTATACGAATCTTCAGCATGGAGACATCACCGTTGATGGAACAGAAGATGAAACGGTTGAAGAAGAACCAGAAGCAGAAGCAGAAGAAGAAAACGAGGAACAGCCTGTTGAAGAAGAATCCGAACCTGAACCAGAAAAGGAGAACGAAGGAATGTACGACGAAGAAATGATGCATGCTGATGAAGAGCCGAAAGAGAAAGAAAATTCAAAATCGAATAGCGACGAGACTGTAGAGGATGTATTTAACACTCTTACAGATAAACAGAAAACGGCTGTATATGCACTTATTGCTGCAGCAGCTGGAGAAGACAACGACGAAGACGAGGAGGACGAAGACGTGAAGCACAACGCATTTGAATCTAACTATGAAACTGAAGACAACTTCCTTAGCCACGCTGATATCGAAGAGATTTTCAGAGATGCAAAGAAGATCGGTAGCCTTAAAGAAGCGGTGCAGCAGCATCAGGAAAATGGTGTCCTTGCACACGCTGATTCTGATTACAACATCACCCGTGGAACCGGTACTAACGAATATTTCGTACGTGATCCTGAGATGCTGTTCCCGGATTACAAAGGTTTTCAGGCAACTCCTGAGTTTATCAAGAGAGATACTACTTGGGTAACCGACTTTATGTCCAGAGTAAAACACTCTCCGTTCAGCCGCGTTAAAACCATGTTTGCTGACATCACGATTGACGAAGCTCGTGCTCTGGGTTATGTGAAAGGCAACCTTAAGAGGGAAGAGTACTTCAACCTGATTAAGAGAACGACTGATCCGCAGACCATCTACAAGAAACAGAAGATGGATCGTGACGACGTTATCGATATCACCGATTTCGATGTTGTTGCATGGATCAAAGGTGAGATGCGTGACATGCTCGAGGAAGAGATTGCACGCGCCTGCCTTGTTGGTGACGGAAGAAGCTCTGAATCTGACGATAAGATTTATGAGAACCACATTCGTCCGATCGTATTTGATCACGAAATGTTCACTATCAAATCTGTTGTTACAAACAGCGATTCCACAAGCGCTCTTGCAAAGAACTTTGTTAAGAACTGCATCTTCAGCCGCAAGGACTACAAAGGCTCTGGCAATCCGGTTCTTTACATCACCGATACCATGCTTGCGTACCTGCTCACCATGGAAGACGGTAATGGACGTTTCATCTATGAGACCGAAGCTCATCTGATGACAGCTCTTCGTGTTTCTAAGATTGTCACTGTTCCGGTTATGGAGAACGTAAAAGTTGACGGAAACACTCTTGCAGCTGTAATCGTTAACCCGATCGACTATGTAATCGGCGCCGATAAGGGTGGAGCAGTCAACATGTTCGACGATTTCGATCTTGATTACAACAAGATGATCTACCTGATTGAGACTCGTATCTCTGGTGCTCTTGTGAAACCGAAGAGTGCGATTGTTCTTACCATCGGCGATGCTGAGGAAGAGGAAACCAATCCGTGATCTAGGAGGAAAGCATGAATAAGTATTATGGATTCGTCGGGTTTGCAAGAAACGTGGAAACAAAGCCTGACGTATACGAGCAGGTGGTTGAAGAAAGAGCGTATTACGGCGACGTTTTCAAAATAAACCGTAAATTAGTAACTTCAGAGCACCTTAATGACAACATTATAGCATCCACAAGAATTAGCATCGTGGCGGATCCATTTGCTTATAACCACTTTCACGAAATTGTTTATCTATCTTGGATGGGTGCTAATTGGAAAGTTACTGACGTTCAAGTTGAGTATCCAAGACTGATTATGGAAATAGGAGGAGTATACAATGGACAGACTGGACCTAAGCGCGAAGCTCCATGAACTTTGTGACAATGTATATTTTCAGCCTCCGGAATCAGTTAGACTTAAGTTTCCTTGTATCATTTATGAGAAAACTGGAGCGCATCAAACATATGCGGATGATTATCCGTACGAGTTTGATTGGAGATATTTGATAACAGTAATAGACGCAGATCCAGATAGCAAACTACCAGAAGAAGTGGCGAAGCTGCAGAAATGTAAGCTGGATCGCCACTTTTCTTCTGACAATCTTTATCATACTATATTTACTTTATACTAGGAGGTATAAACCATGTCAGCTCTTATTTGGGATAATACTGGAGAAAAATTTTATGAAACTGGTGATAAGAAGATGGTGCTGTACGTTTCCGATGTTAGTACTCCGGGAGCGTATCTTCCTGGCGTAGCTTGGAACGGTATTACATCAGTATCTTCTAACGACTCTGGAGCAGAGGAGACAGCTCTCTGGGCAGACGACATTAAATATGCAGTTCTTCGTTCGGCTCCTGAATACGGTGGAACAATCGAAGCATATCAGTGCCCGATTGAGTTCTATCAGTGTGATGGATCTGCGATTGTAGGCGATGGTGTTGTTATCGGTCAGCAGGGAAGGAAAACGTTCGGTATCTCTTATGTTACTACTATCGGCAACGATGTTCTTGGAACCGATTATGGCTATAAGATTCATATCGTATGGGGATGCAGTGCTTCTCCGTCTGAAAGAAGCTATCAGACGATCAACGATAGTCCTGATGCTATCACTCTTTCCTGGGAGTTCACCACTACACCTACACCGATTGGCAGCATTACTATCGACGGAACGGCAACAGAGTTTAAGCCTGTTTCTCACATCGTTATTGATGCTTCTAAATACATCACTAACGGAGTTAAAGACGCGAAGCTTATTGCTCTTGAAGAAAAACTTTATGGAAAAGATGCTGATACTACCAACAATATCCAAGCATCTGATCCTACACTTCCGACTCCTGCAGAGGTTATCGGAATGATGCTTGGAAGCTGATCATGATTAACGATAAGGGGCTGCTTTAATAGGCAGCCTCTTTTTTTTATTTAATTCAAAATGAACTGGAAATTTGAAAGGAGACGCAACTATGTTTAAACTTCCGATTACTTACATTGATTTTACTGGAAAAGAAAGAACTAAAGATTTCTTCTTTAACCTTACAAAGTCCGATATTATGGAGATTCATTTGGCTCTTCCAAACGGACTAGATGGCTTCATCGATAGCCTTAACGATGATCCTGAGGTTGAAGACGTAATTGAAGTCTTTAAGAAAATTATTCTTAAAGCATATGGCAAAAGAACCAATACGAATGCGTTCATTAAATCCAAAGAGCTCTCTCAGGAGTTTGCTGCTACGGATGCGTATTCGGAACTGTTTCTTAAGTTCCTCGATAATGAGGACGATTTTGTAATGAAGTTCCTCGAGTCGGCTATTACAGCACAGCCAGGTGAACTTAAGAGAATATTCGAAGAAAGCAAATCTAAGGAAGAGAAAGCTGAAGAGGCGGAACCGGAGACAGCTGCAGAATCCGATCTTCCTAAAGATATTTGATAGATTAACGGAAAGGGGCGAGTTAAGTGCCGCTTACTATAACTATACCAGCGAACGACGACATATGGGATGCTGATAATAATAGATTTATTAGTGTTAAAGAGCAGACCTTAGTTCTCGAGCACTCGCTTATTTCTCTTTCCAAATGGGAACGGATAACTAAAACGCCGTTTTTATCAAATGCCATCGAAAACAAGTTAACGCCAGAACAATGGCTTCTTTATATAAAGTGTATGACTATAAATCAAGTCAATGATATGGTTTATGGAATGCTTACACAGGAAATGTATGAAAAAGTGTTCGCTTACATTAACGATCCTATGACGGCAACAACCATACATGATAATAGACCAAACAAAGGTAGACGAGAGATTGTCACTAGTGAAGTAATCTACTATCAGATGATTTCATATGGCATTCCAATAGAACTTGAAAAGTGGCATTTAAACAACCTAATGACTCTGATAACTGTATTCTCTGTGAAAGGCGCAGGCGAAAAGAAGATGTCTCGTGCAGAAGCTGCAGCATATCAGAGGTCGATTAACGAAAGTAGAATTAGAAAAGGTAAAAAGAGGTGACGTGTTTTGCCGGTTGTGATTTCTCATAAAGGCGATTTCTCGAAAACGTCGAGGTTCTTTAAAAGAATAAGAAGCAAGCAAATCTATAAAAGACTAGAAGCTTATGGACAGATGGGCGTTGATGCTCTTAGAGAAGCTACTCCGAAGCGAACCGGCAAGACCGCAGATTCTTGGAGTTACGAAATCAAAATAACTGATAGATTCGTAACTATTACATGGAAAAACAGTAACGTGGTTGATGGCTGGGCTAATGTAGCTGTACTTATACAGTACGGTCATGCTACAAGAGGCGGAGCGTACGTAAAAGGTATAGATTATATTAATCCAGCTATGAGACCCGTATTTGAAAAAATGGCGCAAGAAGTTTGGATGGAGGTGACGGTTGAATGAGCCGAGAAATTGATGAACGAATTGTCCAGATGAAATTCGACAACACAATGTTCGAGAGAAACGTAGCGACTTCGATCGGAACTCTTGAAAAACTTAAGGCAGCTCTTGATTTTTCTGGAGCTACAAACAGCTTAAACAACATTGAACGAAATGTAAACGCAGCTGATTTCTCTAAGCTTGCGAATAGCGTAGAAGCTATTGCCGGAAGGTTCTCTAATTGGGGAATCGTCGGAATGACGGTCATTCAGGATATTACGAGAGGCGTTGAAAACCTCGCAATGAAAATACTGAATATTCCGATCAGCAAATTTGAGCAGGCATTTGGTTTAATGAAAACCGGAGGTTGGACAAGAGCTACAAATATTGATAAGGCTAAATTTGCTATTGAAGGGCTTGGTTACGCATGGGACGACCTTAAAGACAGCATTGATGGAGCTGTAACGGATACTAGGTTTGGTTTCGACGAAGCCGCCACTGCAGCTTCTCAGCTTGTTGCATCAAATGTTGCAATAGGAACTGAGATGGATAATGCGTTAAAGTCCATCGCAAATGTGGCGTCCCAGACAGGTGACGAGTATAGCTCAATTGCTCATATTTATACTACGATTGCTGGTAACGGAAAGCTCATGACGGAGCAGCTCAATATGTTCTCTTATAGGGGACTTAATGCGGCTGCTCTTATTGCTAAGTCTATGGGTAAGACGGAGCAAGAAATCCGTGAAATGACTACAAAAGGCGAGATTAGTTTTAAGCAGTTTTCAGATGCCATGAACGATGCCCTTGGAGAAGGAGCAAAAAGAGCTAATGATACTTTTGAGGGTTCACTCGCTAATATGCAGGCAGCGCTTAAAAGAATGGGTCAGCCTTTTGCTGAAGTAATAAGAAAGCAGATGCCCCCTGTTTTTAACGATCTTAAGGAGTTTATCAAACAGATAAAGGCAATTACAGATCCATTAGCAGAAGTATTTGATACTATTTTTACAAACGCTACTCGTGCGTTTCGTTATTTCGTTAAAAGCATTGATTTAACACCTTTAAAGAATGCTGTCGATACTTTTGGAGAATTTGTTAAAGGAGTAGACGCTTTTTTAACCAAATCATCTAAAGTTTGGGGGCATCTTGATAAAGATCTAAACGGCATTGTTACACCTATAAAAGAAGCGACGCAATATTATACCTCGTTTGCGGAGTCATTACTCGATAAAGCAAAGGACATTACAGGCATTCCAACGAGTGCTCTAGACGCCATGAGAAAAGTGGCTAAAGAAGCAGAAGATCAGTATGAATCGTTTGCTAATTCCGTTCTTGCTAAAAAAGATAGTCTTCTAGGAGTTCCTACAAGTGTTTTTGATCAAATGAAAAAACTCGCTGGAACTACAGGTAAATACATTGACGAGATGATTCTTGGAGATCGAGAAGGTGTTAAAAAGCGACTTTTAGACGGCCCTCTTAATGGATATGAAGATTTACCAGGAACGGTTCGTTCGGAAGAAGGTTTGAATGATGTTATAAGCTATATCATGAACCTTACAGAATTGGAACAGTCTGCTGAAGACATTACGCTTAAATTAAAAGATGCATTTCATATAACATTCGATGACGCAAAGCAGTCAGTTGAAATTGTACAAGGAGCTCTTAAGCCAACAGGGAACTTAATAGAGCAAACCACTAAAGCCGTAGAAAAAACAGCAACATCTATAGAGCATGTTGATGAAGTTGCGAAGAAGGTTTTGCGTGGCGAATATGGAAATGGTCAAGAGCGAATCGATAAGCTTGAAGAAGAAGGCGAAAATTGGAAATTAATTCAAAATAGGGTAAACGAGTTAACTGGATGCGCTAAAAGGTACGAGGTAGAAGAAGCAGCAGTTACAACCACTGTCACTAAAGGCAACAGAAAAATAGCAAAGGTTTTAGAGAAACGTAAAACCGCTATGGACGCCATTGGCGACATGATAAATTCCCTTAGCGAAAAGTTCAAACAGCTCATGGACACCGTTGATAAAAACGGAGTTGCTCAGAAAATTGGTATTATATTCAACGGCATCAGAGACGGTGCATATCTTGCTATTAGAATCTTTTCAATATTCTTAAACGCAGCACTAAAACCAACGTTTACTTTTTTACAAACTGTTGCCGACGCGGTTCTTACGACATGGGCTACAATTTCGGAGTTCGTTAGTGAGTTTAGATTTATAACAGAGACAACGGATATGCTAATCGAACTGGAAGGAACGCTTAATTTCGTATTCTGGCAGATAAGCAACGTCGGAAAAGCTATTGTTGGACTGTTTACAGACATTGCTAATGTTGTTGGATCGGCTCTTATTAAAGTTAACGGGTTTAAATTCTTATATTCAATCGTTGATCTTATAGGTTCTTTATCCGAAAAGGCAATCGAAATAATAGATGACATTCGGATAAATATGGACCGAGACGCAATTACTGATAAAATAGCAGCGTTTTTAAACGGAGTAATAGACGGACTTACGATGATTGTTCGTTTAGCTTCCGTGGTTCTTAATGCTGCCATTAAACCTTTTGCTGCTCTTCTTACAACTATTGGCAGTACTTTGCTTAACTGTGTTGCGTCTGTAGGAAAATGGATTACTAGTTTAAAAGATGCTGCTACAGAAAGTGGATTCTTTGAAAAACTTGAGGTAATACTAAACAACATTTTCTGGATTATTAGCGATGTTGGACAAGTAATCGCGAACCTTTTTGGTGGAGCATTTACAAAAGCTGTTGGTTCCATCAACAATGTAGTAACTAGGCTTAAAGCTACGTTTGAGGCATTTAAAGGAACCGATGCGTTTAAAGGTCTAAAGAAATCTTTAGCGGATCTTAGATATGACTTTAATCAGTTAAAGATAAAAGGAACAGAACTGATTAAAAAGATATTTAAAGGATTCGGCAAAACTAACGTTAAGCTTCCAACGGGCCCCTTTGAATTGCTTTTGAACATCATGACACGTGCTTCGGAAGCAGTTAGTAAATTCATATCATTTGTTGTCGACAAGTTTGATGTTGAAGCGTTTCTTAAAGGCGTTGCAAAAACCGTAACGAAGATTATACCAGTCTTAAAATCTTTAGGCACGGTTGTTAAAAATATGTTAACCGTGGCTTTTAAAGGCGCTATTAGTGTATTCAAAAGCTTTTTCGAGATAGTTTCGAACCTGTGGGACAAAGTAAAAAGTCTATGGTCTGAATTTAAGGATTCAAAAGGTTTTGAAGGCATAAAAGGCGTTGCTAGCGTTATTGGTGGATGGTTTGGCGACCTATTCGAAAGCATAAAGAACGGAGACTTTAAACTTCCAGAGATAGACGTCGAAAATCTTTTGCCTTCTTTGGAAAACATAAAGGCTTGGGCTGGAGAACGATGGGAAGGGTTTAAATCCTGGCTTGGCGAAAAATGGGAAGCTTTAAAGGCTTGGTTTAAGGAAAAATGGGAAAATTTATTCAAAAAGGAAGAAGGCGAAGTAGAAAAAGAATCTGCTTTCGAACTTCCAGGAATAAATTTCGATACTATTAAACAGTCGTTCGATGACTTCATCGGATGGGTTCAGGAAAAACTTGATGCCCTAAGAAAAGCTGTAATTAAATTCCTTGGCGGCGAAGTTGTTCCGGATGAAGTTGCTGAAGGATCTATGGGACTCCCTACAGCTGATGACTTTATGCTTATAGATTCTCTTGACGATTACACGAAACCGCACCCCGTAATAGAATTTCTGAAAAACCTTGCTTCAGCGCTTTTAGGCTTAGCTGGTGATACAATACTTACTGGCCTTGACGTGCTTGATAGACTTGTTAAGCTTATAGAAGAGCATTTTCCAACAGTAGGTAACATTTTAAGCACCATTGTTGGAGATGTTTTAGGAGAAGTAGAGAAATTCGTTGAAGACATAAACGGAACTGAAGAACTTAGCGATAAAGTCGATAAAATTAAAGACATTGTTGTAAAGATATTTGGGATCGTTCTTAAGTTTAAAGCGCTTAAGGCCGTCATTGGGATCGCTGATTTCTTTGCTAGTCTTGGAGATCTTGCGAAAGCAGCTAAAGATGCTGTTAAGAATTTCTCAAGAGTTTTAAAAGGGATAGGAAAAGCATTTACTGGAGCCGGAAGAGCGCTTACTGCCTTTGCAATATTGGAACTCGCTGGAGCGGTGCTTGCTATGGCAGGAGCATTTAAGATCCTTGGAAGTCTTACGTGGGATCAGTTTAAAGTTGCCGCTGCTGCAATAGGCATAATAACTGGTGCCCTTACAATATTGTTCCTTACACTAGGCGGAGGAAAAAAAGAAGTTGTAGAAACTCCTGTATCACAAATAGCAGATGCATTTAAAGCTCTTGGAACAAAACTGTCACAAGGATTGAAGAAACTTGGTACAGCTGCTGAAATATTTGCTTTCGTATGGGGTGTAAAAACGATCATCGATACGATCAGAGGTCTTACTGATTTTAATTGGGGAGACGCCCATCAAGGTGTTGAATTGTTTACCCTTGTTGTAGGAGAAGTTGTAGGCGCTATAAAGACTATCAACCTTGGAAATGGAAAGAAGACGTTCGGAAACCAGATCGGTGTTGCTGCTGAGCTTATAGCACTTGCTATTGCAGTAAAATCAGTAGCAAAGACACTCATTAAGTTATCAACTATAGACCAAAGCAAGCTTGAAGCTGGCGTTGATGCAATCGATAGTGTTATGTGGATTGCTATGAAACTTTCTCTTCTTGGAGGCTTCGATAGTACTTCGTCTTCTGAAGGAAGCGGTAAAAGAAGCTTGTGGAAAAAGAATAAAATGAACGACCTCAGCGAAAATTCTCATTCAAAATCTTCTTCTACAAGAAATACGAAATGGAAAACGATTCTTGCAACAGCAGCTTTGGTTTGGGTTGTAGGTAACGCTCTTTACAAGTTGGCGAAACTTAAAGATACAGGTCGTCTTATTGCGGCAACAGATGCTATTACTGACGTCATGACGATGTGTGTTGCTGTACTTGCAGCTGCAGGATTTATTTCTGACGAAAGCGAAAACGATAAAGGTTCTAATGAATGGTCCAAAGAAGGCGGACTTGCCGGAAAGATATTCGGAACGCGTGGTGCAAAAGGGTCACATAAAAATAGCTATAGTAAAACAAGTAAAGCTGTTAAAAATATTTTAGCAATTATTGGCTTGATAATTGTCGTATCGGCCGCTATAGCTTTGGTTGCTAACTCAGACAAAGCGTATAAGATCGAAACGGCTGCTAATGCTATAGCCAAAGTTGTCGAAATGTGTGCGTTGCTTCTTATGGCTTCTGCATTCATAACGGATGGTGATGCGTCTGTTCTTAATAAGAGAAACGGTGGATTGTTAAGTAAGCTGTTTGGCAATAAAAAAGTAAAGACTTCTAGTACAACTAGCAACAATGCAGGAGTAAAGATACTTGCTATATGTGCGCTTATAGGTACCATTGCTTATTCATTATATTCTCTTAGTGGAATGGATGCGAGCAAAATAGAAGCTGCAGGAGATGCAATAGCAAAAATAGCTCTTGTATGTGTTGGACTACTTGCCGCTGCATCATTTATTGAAAATGGTGAAATGAGTAGCAACCGTAACGGCGGTCTAATGAGCAAGATATTTGGTGAAACCAAAAGTAAAAAGAGTAGTACTACTAAGGCTATTAATATATTCCAGTCCGTTGCTCCTGTAGTTGCTGCAGTAGTATCAGCCGCAGGTGCTATTTATGGCCTTAGAGATGTCGATCCAGAAGTTATCGATGCTGCAGGTAACGCGATAGCGAAAATTGCTCTTGCATGTGCTGCAATAATAGGCGCTTGTAGTTTGGTTACATCCGCTTCTGGAGACGGAAGTTGGGCTAATCAAATTATACCAGCATTAACTTCTATTTTTACAGTGTTCGAGTCGATAGAAGTTGGGAAAAATGCTATTATAGCGCTTGCTACTTTGGATGTTGATGCTGAGAAACTGAAATCATCAGGAGAAGCATTATTTGACGCACTTGCTGGTATAGCTGTGGTTCTTTTAGCTTCTGGAGCGTTAACAGCTCTTGGATCAGGTGGACTTGTTGGACTTATTACTGCAGGCATTACAGCGTTGATTAGCATAATATCGGCTTTCATTGATCAGGATTGGCTTTATGGAACAGAAGGAGATCCCGAAAAAGGTATAGAAGCTACCGAAGGAATGATAGAAAAAATCATCCGTGGTTTTAACTCGATAGGTAGAATGATCAACGGGTTCGTTTCCGGTCTTCTTGGAACCGATAATGTAGGAGAAGATATTAGAGAAGGCGTAGGAAGCGTAGCGGAAGGATTTAGCACCGGTTTTGCTAATCTTGGAGACAATATCACAGGAGCTTTTGAAAGCTTACAGAACCTCAATATTCCGCAGCTTATGGACAGCATGGGAATAAACGAGATTCCAGGAAAGCTTAGTAACTTTGCTATTGATTTCA